TACGTAGACCAGAGGGAAAAGGACATGAGGACGGTGCAGTCACCAGCCTTGGGCAGCTACGCGGCAGTGCGTCTATTGCTCAGTTGTCTGACATTGTCCTTGGTCTGGAACGTAATGCACAAGCAGAAGATAAGATGGTACGCAACACAACACACGTTCGTGTACTAAAGAACAGGTTCAGTGGTATGACTGGACCATCGTGTTCGTTGCTGTATAATAAAGATTCAGGACGGTTGACGGAGATAATGGAGTGAGATGCGTTGCTTGTAACAAGATACTCAATGACTACGAGTTAACACGTAGGTTCACTGGGTCGGGGGAGTTTGTTGACTTATGCAATGGTTGTGGTAAATTCCTTATTGAGGATGACGTTACCATTGAAGGTAACTTAGACTATGCACATTTATCAGACATGGAGGAATCATACGATGTCGAAGATGGGGAACTGGATAGTTACTCAGGAACAGAACTTGGAGATGAAGACCAATGGTAGAGAACTCACAGAGCGAGAAGAGTTGGACCTTGCCTACTACGAATATAGTGTTCTTGGATATAGAAACGGATGGTCTCCAGCCATCGGTAATACACTGCGTGGTGACGAAGAGACCAAACGAGGATCACTGTCTCCATACCTGTAGGGAATCCCTGTTCGAGGAACTAGCTAGGGGTGGTCACGTATGCGGCCACAACTACATAGGCTTTGACGGACCCGTGCTGGAAAAGCTATGGGACATACGGGTACATCCTGATCGGGTGTTGGATACACTGGTGATGTCGAGGCTGTTTCATCCAGACGTACAGGGTGGTCACAGTCTAGCTACATGGGGTGAGAAGTTACGTTTCCCCAAAGGAGATCATGATGACTGGAGTCAGTTGTCTGAAGCCATGATCCAGTACTGTATGCGTGATGTGTCAGTAACAGAGAGGTTGTATGAAACACTATGCATGCAACTACAGATGTACCACTTTACTGACACCAGTGTGTACCTTGAACATGCTGTTGCACACATATGCAGAGAGCAGGAAGAGAATGGGTTTGCTTTCAATCTTACTGGTGCAAAGCAACTAGAACGTCAGCTTGAGACTAAGATGTTGGGGATAGAGGCAGCACTGCAGAATGTATTTCCACCCATCGCAGAGGAGCAGAGATATCACAAGACAACAGGCAAACCTTTACCGCTGAAGTATCAACACTTCAACGTAGGGTCACGTCAGCAGATAGCTGAGAGGCTCAAAGACAAAGGCGCTGTATGGAAAGAGAAGACACCATCAGGTAAGGACAAGGTGGATGAGTCTACTCTGAAGAAGAACCTACACATACCTGAAGCCAAGATGGTACTGGAGTATTTGCTGTTACAGAAGCGACACTCTCAGGTACTGTCGTGGATCAAGGCAGAGAACGGAGGACGTATACATGGGAGGGTTAAACATATCGGGGCAGTCACGGGGCGTATGGCTCATTCTAATCCTAATCTTGCACAAGTGCCTGCGGTTTATGCAGATTATGGTACTGAGTGTCGTAGCTTGTTTATTGTTCCTCCTGACCGTGTTCTCGTGGGTGCTGATGCATCTGGTCTTGAACTACGTATGCTCGCCCATTACATGGATGATGAAGCGTATACGAAAGAAATCCTAGAAGGTGATATACATACGGCAAACCAACACGCGGCTGGGTTACAGACAAGGGCGCAAGCTAAGACGTTTATCTATGCGTTCCTGTACGGTGCTGGTAACGCCAAGATAGGATCTGTCGTAGGCGGCAATGCAAGACAAGGCGGTGAACTCAAAGACAAGTTCCTTGAGAACACTCCTGCGTTAGCTGAACTACGAGAAGACATAGCAATGCAAGCAGGGTCTGGGTTCCTTGACGGACTCGATGGTAGACGGTTACGTGTTCGTTCTGCTCATGCTGCATTGAACACACTACTGCAGGGAGCAGGTGCCATTGTAATGAAGCAGGCTGTTATACATCTGTATGAATTACTAGAGCATGTTGACTTCAAGCTGGTAGCACAAGTCCACGATGAGTGGCAAATAGAGTGTCATCCTGATGATGCTGAGTACGTAGGCAAGTCTGCTGTACAGGCAATCATTCAGGCTGGCGAAACCTTCAACCTTAACTGCCCACTGGATGGTGAGTACCGTATCGGTAGTAATTGGGCCGAAACGCATTAGCACAATCTGTAAATGTGTGGTATAATATTAGCTGTTAAATTAACTGGAGTTAATTATGAGTGAAGCAAACGTAAACCTTAAGTGCCAACTATACTGGCCTAACCTAACCATGAAGAACCAGCTTGCTAACAAGTACACCGTTGACCTAGCTCTGTTGTCAGACGAGGCAGTAACAGCACTCGAAGACATGGGGCTGAAGGTAAACAACAAAGGCGACGAGCGTGGTTACTACATCACCTGTAAGTCAAACAACAAGTACCGTGCGTTTAAACCTGACGGTGAGGAGTTGTTAATCAGAGGACGTACACCTCTTGATGACGAGGATGATCCTGATATGGGTGTTGTTGTTGCTAATGGTTCTGAGGCCAAGTGTCTTGTTGGTTACTACGACTGGGAGTACATGAAGAAGAAGGGGCGCTCACCTACCCTACGTCGCATGGTTATCTCTAACGTTGTAGAGTATGAGCCTGAGATGAATCTTGAGGAAGCCGTGTGATACTCATCGACGGTGACATGCTTGTCTATCGTGTAGGCTTTGCCTGTGACGAGGAACCAGAGAAGATAGCAATCCAAACTATGGCTAACTATATCTCTGAGATAATCTCTGATCTGTCTGAGCATTACAACGATCACAAGCTGTACCTTACCGGCAGCAGCAACTTCAGAAACGAGGTTGCTGTTTCTCAGCCTTACAAGGGTAGCCGTCCAGCACGTAAACCAGTGCATAAAAACTTACTCCGTGAGTACATGCTCGATGCATGGAAAGCGGAACTCTCTGACAACATGGAAGCTGATGACTGTATAGCTATCAAGTCCACTGAGTTAGAACATAAGTCTATTATCTGTTCTCTCGACAAAGACTTTTTGCAGATACCTACTAAGATATATGACTACACCAAGAAGGTCATGAAGGAAGTTGATGAACGCTCTGCGACAGAGTGGCTGTATCGTCAAGCCTTAATGGGCGACAGGGTAGACAACATCGCAGGGATACATGGCATAGGTCCAAAGAAAGCAGAGAAAGCACTGGCTGACTGGACAACAGAGAGGGAGTTGTATGAGCGATGTCTTAAGTTATACGAAGACAATGAACTCAATGCTGATAGACTGTATGAAAGCCTTCAGCTTCTATACCTTCTTCGATCTACCGATGATCGCTATAGGATACCTGATGAAGTTTGATAGTAACCTAGAGAAGAAGTTATATGCAGAGATGAAGAGTTGTACTTATCATCCTGCACAGAAGATCAGCTACATCATACCTAAGATGTACGAACCTGACTTCTGTTACAACAGTAATGGATGGATGACGTACATAGAAGTGAAAGGTAGATTTAGAACTAGAGAAGAGGCTCGTAAATACGTAGAAGTACGTAAGGTGCTAGGTAAACATGAAGATCTTGTATTTGTATTTCAGAATCCTAACACACCGATGCCGGGTTCGAGACGACGTAAGGACGGTAGTCGTTACCGTATGAGAGACTGGGCAGAGAAGAACGGATTCGATTGGTACACACCAAGTACCCTTCCTAAGGAGTGGTTATGACTAGGCATCTAGTAATACCTGATACACAAGTAAAGCCTGACAGTAACTGGGACCACATGTACTGGGCAGGACGCTACGCCGCAGCAACTAAACCTGACGTTATCATTCATCTGGGGGATCACTGGGACATGCCAAGTCTCAGTAGCTATGACGTTGGGAAGAAGTCGTTCGAGGGTAGGCGTTATGTCAATGACATTGAAGCTGGTAACGAGGCAATGGCTAGGTTCCTAGAACCCATCGAGGCAGAACGTAAACGTTTACGCAGAGGTAAGCGTAGACTGTGGAAGCCTCGCATGGTGTTTCTTCTAGGCAACCACGAGTACAGAATAGAACGGGCTATTGAATCAGACTCCAAGTTGGATGGGCTGATGTCATACAATGACTTCTATCTAGATAGCTGGGAGGTGGTACCGTTCTTACAACCCATCATCATCGACGGTATAGCGTACTGTCATTACTTTACCAGCGGTGTAATGGGTCGTCCTGTTAGTACTGCAAAGCTCATGTTGCAGAAAAAGTTTATGTCGTGTATCATGGGCCATGTTCAGGATAGGGATATAGCTTATGCAAGAAAAGCAGACGGAAATAGTATTACTGGTTTGTTTGCTGGCATTTTTTATACTCATTCTGAAGATTATCTAAACCCTCAGACTAACGGTAGCTGGTCAGGTATCTGGATGTTAAATGAAGTAAACAACGGATCTTTTGATGAACTACCTATCAGCATTAACTACCTCAGGAGAAAATATGGATGACGTTCGACGAGTTGTTAGAGCACGTTGCCGAACATTACGATGAGGTAACAATCATGGAAGCACTAGAGATCACGGCAGAGGATCTGGTAGAGAGATTTGCAGATCGTGTGCTAGAGAAAGTCTACAAGTTTAAGGATATGGAATGAGTATTGACGACGCAACTCCAGCAGAATGGGATAGTTTGAGAGCAGTACCTGACCCAGTAGAAAAACCTGATCACTACAACAAAGGAGCCATCGAAGCTATTGAAGGTATCAAGGCATCTATGCCGCCCAACGAGTTCAATGGCTATCTAAAAGGTAATGCATTAAAATACCTGTGGCGTTACGATTACAAAGGTAAACCAGTAGAAGACTTACGCAAGTGTCGCTGGTATATTGAACGACTTATTAAGGAACTTAATTAATGGATGCATATCAACAGTACATACACAAGTCCCGCTACGCACGTTACCTACCAGAGGAACAGCGACGTGAGACGTGGGAAGAAACAATCGACAGATACCTAAACTTCTGGGTTGAGAAAGGTAAGTTAACACTAGAAGATGCTAACGGTATCTTTGCAGATATTCACGACATGAACGTAATGCCCAGCATGAGAGCGTTGATGACTGCTGGTGAAGCACTAGACCGTGACAACGTAGCTGGCTTTAACTGTAGCTACTTACCTATCGATCACCCCAAAGCGTTTGACGAAATGATGTACGTCCTGATGTGCGGTACAGGTGTAGGCTTCAGCGTTGAACGTCAATACGTATCAAAGCTACCAGAAGTTGCGGAGGAATTTCATGCCACAGATACCGTTATACACGTCGCTGACAGCAAAATTGGATGGGCTAAAGCTTACAGAGAACTTATCAGCCTGCTCTATTCAGGCCAAGTTCCAAAATGGGACGTGTCTGGAGTACGACCTGCAGGGGCAACCCTTAAAACTTTCGGGGGTAGAGCATCTGGTCCAGAACCTCTTGTCGATTTGTTCAACTTCACAGTTAGTGTCTTTCGGGAAGCTGCTGGACGTAAACTTAGCTCCATCGAATGTCACGATCTCTGCTGTA